GCGATGGCACCATTTAAAAGAAGATTTAATTGAGTAGAAAACTCAGTAAATGTTTTTTCCGCATCCTTCCCGCCAATGTTTTTAATGGTTTTGCTAACATTATCATATGCTTGATAACCAAAATCGATAAAATTGATAACACCATTGATCGCATTTTTTGCAAATGAATCAATAAATTTAGTAACTGGTTCTATATATTTTCCAAACTCTACCAGTTTTGGTAGATATTCACTATACTTATTAAACAAAAATCCAACAAAAGTGAAAAAAAGGAAACGTTTAATAGTATCAAGAATACTTCTTCCAGGTAAAGATACTTTTGGTAAATTATTAAAATCTGCTTTTCCACTTGGTTTAGTTTCTAATTTTTTTTCTCTTTCATCTCTTCTCTGTCTTTGCTTTTCCTTTGTTTTACGATTATCCTCACTCTGTTTAATTAAATATGTGTTATTAATTATGTCTTTAATTTTTAAAACTTTCTTTTTAATAACAACAAGACTGCCACCAGATTCTTGTGTTTCTTTATCTGCAGATTTTAAAAGTTTTTGAGAGATGTTGACATCTTTCTTATACAGAATATTGCTTACAGGAACCAGAAATGGTTTTTGCGAATCTACAATCGCACCACCAGGTTTACTAGGAGGTAATAGTTTCTTGGAATCTATGACTGCCATATCATCCGACTCCCATTAAATCACCAATCCCAAGAGACCGAGTTACCATTTCTCTGTGAGGAATTCTGGCAACAGTTGAAACGTCAGGTATTTGTGTTCCAGTCTTGACAGGAACACTTGGTTTCTTACCTGGCATTGTTTGTGGTGGCATCACAATTGTTTGAGTTCTTGAGATAATTGTTGGAGTTCCTACAGGCATTGCTCTAGACTGTGGTCCCAATAATAATTTTCTTTGTTCTCCGAAAGTTGATCTTCCGAATTCATCCATTAATTGTTTCTGAGTTTCACCATATGTTGTATTGCCAAGAGGTCTACCTAGTTGTTCTTCAATAGCCTTTAGTTTCTTTTCAGAAAATTGCATGTCTCTTATTCCTCTCATTGTATTTGTCAGAGGATCATTTGTTCTTTCTTCACCGTAGCGATTCTTACTAGTTGATGGTGTTGTAGGTTGTCTTCGTGCTCTTGGCACACTGACTTGAACAGGATCATAGGGACTATAGTCTCTTATTGTACTTGGGGCAGTAGGTGACTGATTATATCTTTGGACTTCTGATTGAGAGAACTGTTGTCCAGGAATTTGTGGTAATTTAACTCTATTCAGATTCATACCAAGAAACTTATTTTGATATCCCATATCAGTATAATTTGGTGCCATCACACTACCAGTTCCAGGCAACCCAAGTCTTCCTAAGAAATTCAATCCTCTACCAATCATCCCTCCACCTTGGAAAGATGGAATTATTTTTTTAATTTTTCCTCCACCAGCAGCAAGTTGAATGTTACTTACCATTCTTGGAATGTTAGTTCCACCTGCTCTCTTGTTTAATCCCAAGAAGAAGTTAGCGCCATACTTATCAACTGCCTTTTTAGACATCATAACTTCGCCAGGTTGAGCAGCAATGAGTTGAGTATCAGGACCGGCACCAGTAATTCTTACTCCACTATCATCATTGATTCCACCTCCCTCTTCAAAAGCAATATCTTTTACATTGACATCTCTATTCCCACCAAAGAAGGATCTTCTTTTAATTCTACCGCCACCTGCAACACCAGAAATGTTCTGCATTGCTTCACCAAACATTGCAAAAGGAGAACGTTGTGCTTCTACAAGTTCTTTTTTGACAACTTCAGGTTTTACATTTCTTTGTTTTGCTTCTCTTTCTATTTGCCTTTTCTCTTCTTTCTGTCTAAACATTTCACCAGCACCAGCGGCAAGTCCCCCAGTAACTGCAGCAAAAACTAAAGGATGACGTGCCATAAACTGAACCATTCGAGGAATAAATCCTCGTAGCATCTTGAGAGTTGTACGAATAAATGCTCCGAGTGGAGTTAGAAATAATCCAGCAGCAAATGCTAATGAAGGCCACCAATCCTTTAAGAATCTACCAAGGATTTCTACTTTCCTTTTATTTTTAGGATCTGCAAACCATTTTAAAACTTTATCAACTAAAAATCCAAGTAAAGTAAACTGAATGAATCTCATGATTCTATCCAGAATACTTTGGAATGGTGCTACTATTTTTTTAACTAAACCAAGTGCCTTTTGAATTGGTTTTTCTAGATCTGATTCTCTTTTTGTTCTTCTCTTTTGTTCATCATCCTTTCTATTTTTTTCTGCATTTTTCTTTTCTCTTTTATTTTCTCCTATGATGCTTTTTAATAATGCATCAAGTGCCTCACTAATGTCTTTAATATCTTCAGATTTTCCTTCAGCAGGAGCTGCTGGTTGGGGAATGATTGCTTTTGATGTTAGATAAAATTTTTCAGTAGAGACTTTAACAGGACCAGTGACACCAAGATTTTCTGCTGATATCTTTTTTCTTTTTATTTTAAATCTACCAACTTTTCCTTTAACTTTTCTAAACTCTTCGACAAGTAGTTCGTCTTCTTCCGTAGAAAGTTTTTTACTGAAACTTCTAGATGCTGCAAGCCTTTCTTTTAGAAGAGTGACATATGTTCCATAGTCAATATCAAAAACATCATCAAGTCCAAGTAATTTTAATATTCTTTCATCTATATTCTCATCAACTAAATCATCCTCACGAACGCCTTCATACAAAGCAAGAGCAGAACCTTTCTTACCCTCCGCTTTTATACTGGATAATAGATCATCTAACTCGTCAGGACCCATTTTGCTGCTGCTTAAGTTTTTCTTCTTCTAAGTGAGCTCTTAATAATTCAACATAGATGTCTCTTTCCCAAGGAATCATGTTCTCAATCTCCGTTAATGAGTATTTATGGTACTGCATCAACGAAAAATTAAGTTTGAAATAACTTTCCAAATCCATATGGATTAAGGCTATGCGAAAAAACTTGAGAGTCCCTCCAGCACGACAGTGCTCTCAACTTCAGTCTTAGGATTTGTAACTTTGACTTCATGAGAAAGTTTAGGCATTGTCTCAAAGAATTTCTCAATCTCTTTGAATTGAGTTGAGTTCATCTGTTCAAGAAACTCCACTAGTTCTTTCTTTGTGCAGTCTGCCGCAGCCCATACTTCTTGTTCGGTGTAAATTTTATCAATACATGCTGCAACTAAATCAAATGATTGATCCATCGCACCATCAGAACTAAGATCAAAATTACTTTTAATGAACTGATCTAGTGATGGATACTTCATCTCCATCACGATTGATTTGTCAACTTGGATTTTGTTAGTGTGCTCTTCTTTTTTATCTACTTTAATATCATCAATACTAATTTTGACAGGGACATAAGTCTCCCCATCATCAGGGCAGATGATATTCACCTCAATCTCTTCCCCAACAGACTTACCGCGAATGTTGAGGAAAAGATATTCAATATCAAATGTAGGTAGAGTTTCTACTTTGATTCCTTTGGTATGAATACAAGATTTGATTACATTTTTAATCGCAGTTGTAATCTCTTTTGTATTCTCACTTTCTAATGCTAATACTAATAGTTTTTCTTCTTTAACTAAAAATGGACGGTATTGAATTGTTTGTCCAGTCGAAGGCAATTCCAACTCATATGTTGGCGTAGAGATCTTTGGTAAAGGCATAATATCCTATAGAAGTTTCAGTGTGATTATTTATTATCCTACATCTGAAGGTGCAAATCCTTCAAATCCTGTTCCAGTGAATCCACCAACATTACCTGGCAATAGTTGCAATCCAAAATTATTTTGTAAAGGTCCTTCGCTGTTACTAACACTTATATTTTTTACGCTGATAACATATCTAGAATAAGTAAACGATACTGTACATTTTAATAACTGTGAAGAATCATAAGAGACTGGCATCGAATCAATACTAATTGGATATGCATTCATAAATTTATATTCTAAAGATCTTCCCGTATAATCTCTTTCAAACTTTCCCACATAAATTGGTACTTGATAATTTTTTGGAAAATTTACGCGATATGAATAATTTAAATTATCTACTCCTGGTCCAAAAGCAGTAGAGTTCGTTCTTTGTTCATTAACAATAAAAGACATCCAGTTTTCAAAATAATGTATAATTTGATAATCATGATCTACGTAAAAAGTAAATGATATTCTGTCGTCGTATTGTCTGCGATAAGCATGTCTTTCTGTTACACCAGTATAATCATTATTAATCTCATGTGTTGCTAAAGAGGAACCCGGAAGAGATGCCTCTGAACACGATAATGAAATAAATTCATCTTGAGTATTAGTATAATTTCCCAATCCAGCAGCAGTTCTATCGGAAAACCATTTTTCTAATTTACTATTACCACTCGAATCTAATGCCGAATTTAATGGTTGAAACCAACACTGATATGTTGAAGTAAGTGATGGATTTAAAATAGATGCTTTTAAATCCGCCAGAACTTTTTTTGATGGACTACTAGGTAAAGACATCTATCTATAAATACTTTTACTTTGATATATTATGTAGTTAGGATAATGGCAGAAAGTATTAAGAGTAAATACAAACCAGAATATCCTAGAAAATATCAAGGTGATGTGAATAATATCATCTGTAGAAGTAGTTGGGAAAGACGTTTTTGTAGATGGTGTGATTTAAATGAAAATATAATTTCTTGGGGTAGTGAAGAATTTTGGGTTCCTTATCTTTCTCCAGTTGACAATCGAGTTCATAGATATTTTCCAGATTTTATTATTAAGGTTAAAGAACAAACTGGTGAAATTAAAACTTATATTATTGAGGTAAAACCAAAGAAACAAACTCTTCCACCAAAGCAAAAATCAAGAATAACAAAATCTTTTCTTCATGAAGCAAAAACTTATGCAGTGAATCAAGCAAAGTGGAAAGCAGCAGATGAATGGTGCAAAGACAGAATGATACAATTTAAAGTCATCACAGAAGATCACTTAGGTATCAGATAATGGCAGAGGGTTTTGGACAATATGAAAAACTTGTTGGAACCAATAGAATTATAAGAATTAAAAAAAATTTGAAGGAAATAGATGATCCCGAAGAAATGATGTTAGTCATTATTGATACTTTAAAGGATATTGAAATTGTTCCTGATGTTGGAAATTATTATACCTTTATATACAATCCAAAAACTCCAAGACTAGAATACGATCAACACCCACTGATTGCTTGCTTGAGTGTTGAAAGATGGGGATTTCGTGGACTTAATTTTCACTGGGGAGCAGTAAGAAACTACACTTGGAATGAAGTTGCAGGACAATTACACGTTGTTCGTCAAAGCGAAATCAACGACTTGCGTGATATTGGATATGCTTATTT